ACCAGCGCGGTCTCCGTATCGATACCCAAGAATTGGTTGAAACACAGCGTCGCGTTATGGTGGCTAGCCTCCGTACCGGTATGACACGTGTTACTACTAACTTAGGTAACGCTGTTACAGCTCACAAATACACAGCATCCTAATCAGATAGTGTAATTGTTAACAAGACCCTTCGGGGTCTTGTTTTATAAAGGTATAATGTGCCTTTATAAAACAAGCGAGGTATTTATGGCAACAAATTTAGTAACAAAAGCAGAATACAAAGCTTACATGGGAATTACTAGCACAAACTCAGATGCAGAAATTGATTTCTTAATACCCAAAGTCAGCGAATTAGTAAAAACATATTGCCGTCGTACCTTCATTGATTTCTACGACGAGGCCAAAATAGAAGTATTTGATGGTGGCTTTAAACAAATCATCTTAAAAGAAACTCCAGTAGTTTCGGTTAATTCAGTGGCTTATAGCGCAGACTATGGTAAAACTTACACTAATCTTGCAAAGTTCACAGATTATGTAGTGCGTGACGATTACGTACTTAGTTTAAATCCTATGGGATTTCCAAAACAAATTAATGGATACAGAGTAAATTATTTTGCAGGATACGAAACAGTGCCTGGCGATTTAAAATTAGCTGTGTTAGATTTAGTTGAGTACTACTCTAAAAACAACGGTGCTGTACATAGTACCCGTGATATTACTCCTAATACTACACAAATTACATATGTAGCTTCAAGCAACTTTCCTGCATCGATCAAACGCGTGTTAGATCAATATATGGCGGACTTTACATGAGCGCAGAGGCTTTCAGACGTACGCTAAATAAGATACCTGAACTCAAAGAGTGGGCCTCGGGCCAACGAGATACTAGTTCTATTTTACAGCAAACTAGAAAGTCTAGTAGAGCAGAAATAGAAAGCTCAACTGTAGATTTGATAATTCCACTAGAGCAGCTTAAAAGCATATTAGGCGATACTACTGCTAGTGCTATATTTAGTGAGGTAAAGTCTGAAAAGTACCTACAGGTACCAGAAGCCGTAGTTTATCATAGTACCGCAGGCCAAGAAACAATAATTTTCAAAGGTTTAAACTTTGGAAGTTTAAATAAAACAGTAGCAGGGTACTTACAGCAAATAGCTAAAGATGCTGGTGCTCAAGATGCTGGCAGTGTATCTGAAACCGTTTTAAGCGAAATAAAGAATAGAAAGTATGATAAGGGCCACGTTTATGGATGGGCTAATACTTTACTACAGCGAACAAAAGGCAGTATTGGCGAAGCACTAAAAGATCCTAGACGCCAAGTACCTGCAGTACAGCTTGATAAAGAATTAAATGCTTTAAATCAGTTTATAGATACATTACTAGATATTGTAGAAGAGTATGATGAAGTTACTAGTAATATTAAAGGTTTAAAAACTAAATTAGGTGCTAAGTACCGTAAAACTGATTCTAGTTGGTTAATTGAGTGGCAAGGTAGCGCTGGACAACAAGCAGCTGGTGGCCGCGTAGGTCGAGTAGCTGGTAAGCAGGATACAGGTATTCGTGGATTCTTAAAACAAGTAGGATATAGCAATCAAAGCTTAATTGAAAAAGCTTTAGATAGCATGGTAGACGGTTTTGTAAAAGAAGGTTTAGTAGCTGAAGGCTCTCAAGGTCTAGCAGAATTAGAATCTTCTCCTGCCATTGTAAAGCTAATCGAAGATAGATTAGTTGCTACTATTAGTGGTAAGAAAAGAAAATTAAAAAGCGAATACACAGGAACAATAGGTAACTTACCTGAATTAACTGCTAGAAATGTTCAGGGTGTCACCAAAGCTAAAGCAGATATTAGAAGAACTAAGGCTGAATTAAAAAGCTTAAAGCAAAAAGTTAATAAGGCAAAGCAAGAAGTAAAAAAGCAAGCTTTGCCAAAAACAGTAAATTTAGTAAACTTACTTGCTATTTTAAACTCTCAGATACAAGACGTAGTCAGTGCTAATATGGGTGATGGAACCCGAAAAGATATACTTAATTATAGGACAGGTAGATTTGCTAGTACAATTAATATAGATCATCTTACTATGAGCCGTGACGGTTTAATAAGTGTATTCTATAGTTATATGAAAAATCCGTACGCAACTTTTAGTGCTGGTGGTAAACAGCAGTCACCAAAAACCCGCGACCCTAAACTACTAATTGGTACTTCTATAAGAGATATTGCCTCACAGGTAGTTGCTAATAAATTAAGGGCTATATCCATATGAGCAAAAGAAACAGTATTGCAAGAGCACTTGCAGAAAAATTAAAGATAATTGATGGTACTGCTCCTTATACAACAAACTTGTACGATAACTCTTATGCAAAACTAAAGTTCTGGGACGAGATTCAAGATTTTCCAGCGGTATATTTAGTACCAGGCACAGAGGTTCGTGAGTACCATCCAGCTGATTTTACTTGGTGTTTTTTAAACATATCTGTAAAAGTTTATGTCAGAGACCAAGATAATCCTCAGTTTGCACTAGAAACCCTAATACACGATTTAGAGACTTGTATCAATAAGAATCGCGTATTAGTGTACGACCAGGATAACAGCCTGGAAACGACTGAAATATTAATTCAGTCTATAATGACCGACGAAGGGCTGTTAACGCCATACGGTGTCGGAGAGATGAACCTACAAGTGCGCTATGCACTACAATAACGTTACCGGCACCAACGCAGATAAATGTCTAGTAGGTGTGCCTTACGTTCCAACCACAAGGAAATAAAATATGGCATTTAATTTAATTCGTAATAGTCGCGTATTTTACACAAGCAATGTAGATGCAACTACAGGTGCAGTTAAAACTACGGGATTCACTACGGCTAATACCCGTGAAATTCAAGTTTTGGAAGGATTTTCATTCTCACAAAACACCACTTCAGAAACAATTACACTAAACGAAGCTGGTGCTGCACCAGTTCGTGGACAGCGTAGTTTTAATACTGCACTTGACCCCGCAGATTTTTCGTTTACAACTTATATGCGCCCTGCAGACATTGGCACAAACATCAGCTGCGAAGAAGCTGTTTTGTGGAACGCAATGTTCTCAGCCTCTGAGTTAGGTGGTGCAAGCCCAGCTTGGACAGATGGTACTACTTCAGCAACTTGCGTAGTTACTAATTCAGACAAACACCAATTGCTGGCTTTTGGTATGATTATTGTAGTTGACGAAACTACTTTTGTTATTGACAATTGCGTGTTGAACACAGCTACTATCGACTTTGGTTTGGACGCTATTGCCTCAGTGCAGTGGGCTGGACAAGGCGGAGTTTTGCGTCAAATCACTTCACCAACAATCGGTACAGGAACTTTAAGCGGTTCTATTAGCGGTAACTTCTTGCAGAAGAATACTACTGCTCCTTATATTGCCAACAAATTAAGCGTTGTTACACTTGATGAAGGCATCGGTGCTGGCGGTACAGCTTATACTATCCCAATTACTGGCGGTAGTTTGACTATCTCCAACAATGTTACTTATTTAACACCTGCTAACTTAGCAACTGTTAATAAGCCTGTTACTTATTTTACTAGCACACGTGCTATTTCTGGTAGCTTAAATGCTTATTTGCGTACAGGTACTGGATATAGTGCTGACTTGATGAGCACTATGTTGACTAACTCTGCAACAGCTGTTAGCCCTGCGTTCTACATGAAGATATCCATTGGTGGTACTGGTACTACCAAAGTTGACTTTACAATGCCAGGCGTTGTACTCACAATCCCAACAGTTAATGCTGAACAAGTTGTTTCTACAACTATCAACTTTACTGCTCAAGGTACTGCAAGCGGTGCGTTTGATATTGGTCAGGCTAACGAACTGTCTATTGCATACACAACTCCACAAGTTTAATAAACTAACCAGGGCTAAGCATGGTGCTTAGCCCTCATCTCTTTAATAATAAAAATATGTCTGAAATTTCTTTAAAATCACTTTTAGTTCCCAGCAAGTCTGTTGAAGTTGAGTATCCTGGTATGCCTGGCTTTACAGTTAATCTTGCTTTTTTAAGTCGTGAAACGCTGCTTAACATTCGCAAGAAGTCGACAAAAACTACTTTTAAAAACCGCCAAGCCACAGAAGAATTTAACGAAGATTTGTTTTTGCAACTCTACGTTGAAGCTGCTGTTAAAGGCTGGAATGGTCTTAAACTAAGTTATCTTGAGCAATTAGCCCCTGTTGACTTAACTGGTCAAAAGATGGATGCTGAGTTAGGCTTTACGCCTGAAAATGCATTGTACTTGATGAAAAACTCAAGTAACTTTGATGGATTTATTAGTGAACAGGTCTCAGACTTGGGAAACTTTTCGAAGAGCAACTAAGTCAAGTTACTAGGTTGCTAACAAACTATATGCAAAATAGTAGTGTTGCAATGACAAAAGACACATATTTTGAAATGTGTGAAGCACTAGGCAACGAGCCTATAGAAGCTGATATACCTGTGGAATTTGAAGATTTTCCAATAGAAGTTCAGCAAGCACTAATTGCATACAGGATGCTTCGAGATGAGTGGGATTCAATGAATGGCATTTACTTAGGTAAATCGCTGATCGGTATCACTGAAGTTTTAGAGGCCACGGAAATTAGTCCTGAAGACAGAAAGTTTATAACTATGCTTGTTCGCACCATAGATGGTGTAAGAATACAAGAGATCAATAATAAGCAAAAAACTGAAAAGCCCGCTAAGTAATTTAGTGGGCTTTTTTATGCTTTAAAATTTTATGTATTGACAATTTTGACCATATGTGCTATAATGGTCCTAATGAAAAATATCTAAATTTTTTTAATATGCCACTTAACCATTCAAGGAGGGGGCTTAATGTCAAAAATAACTGTAGGCTTTGAGCTAAAAGACGCAACAAAGTCGGTTGACGGGGTAGATGCCTCTGGTAAACGTTTAAATAAGACTCTTGAACGTACTCAAGAGTTAATGAAGGGTACAAAAGGCGGCTCACGAGCTGCTAATGCTGCTTTTCAACAAACAGAATATAACACAGCTCGTGGTACTATTGGTACTGGTGCTGGAGGTCGTGACTTTGCTAAGCAATCACGCGAACTAGATGGTTTAGTTCGACTATACGCTGTGTATGCTGCTAATATCTTTGCTGCGGGTGCTGCTTTTCGCGCACTTAGCGAAGCTATGGACACAACAAACATGATTCAAGGCTTAAACCAGCTAGGTGCTGCCAGCGGTGTAGCAATGGGTGGATTAGCCAAGCGATTCTCAGAGGCCAGCGGTGGAGCAATTAGCTTACGCGAGTCTATGGAAGCAACAGCCAAAGCTGTTTCTAGCGGATTGTCACAAGCACAATTTTTAAAACTTGGTGATGTTGCCAAGAAAGCTTCACAAGCATTAGGCGTTAATATGTCAGACGCTGTTAGTCGTTTGACTCGTGGTATTACAAAGCTTGAGCCTGAATTGCTGGACGAATTGGGTATTTTTACCAAAGTTGGTAAAGCCACTGAAGATTACGCACGCGCTATTGGTAAACCAGTTGCAGCATTAACTGACTTTGAACGTCGTCAAGCTTTTGCAAACGCAGTGCTTGAAGAAGGTGCTCGTAAGTTTGGACAGATTGAGATTCCTACTAATCCTTATGATAAGTTATTGGCTACATTAAAGAATGTAGCACAAGCAGGATTAGAAATTGTAAATAATGTATTAGGGCCTTTTGCTAAATTACTTTCCAATAACACAGGTTTGTTAATAGGTGTTATAGGTTTAATTGGTGCTAAAATTGTCAAAGATGCCTTGCCTGCTATCGGACAATGGAGATCGGGCTTAAAAGAAGCAGCAGACGCTGCTAGAAAAAGTAGTTCGGATATTGCCGCAAGTTTTGGGGAAGGCTTTGTTGAGCGTACAAACGCAGCTTTTAAAGTACCTCAACTAGAAGCTAATTTAAAGAAGTCTGAAGAAGCTTATCGTGCTAGCCGTACTAAAATGGCACAGATGGACACAGACCTTTCTAAGCGCGTTCTTAAAGGTGGTGCCGGTACAGATGATAGGGCTTTAAAAGCAGAACAGACCAGATATAGTAAAGAAATAAATGCATTAAGACGTCAAGGTTTAGATATTAATAATGCCCAAATTTTAGCACTTCAAAAAGAACGGGCAGTAGTTATTGCTTTACGCAACGATATGAAAGCCCTTAATGCTGCTCAAGATGCCGCTTTAAACAAAGCAAGTGGTGGTAGTATGTTTGAAAAAGCAGGAGATTTTCTCCGTGCTAGTGCCGCTAAAGGTGCTCGCGACAAATCTACTCGTTTAGACATATTAAGTGACGTAAGTCTAAATCAAACACAGCTGGGATTTGGTCCTGCTATTGATATGATGATGAAGGATCTTGATAAATTGCCTGGCAAATTCCAAAAAGTACGAACAGGTATTGCTGGAATCGTTATTGCAGGAGCAGGTACTATTGGCACCGCTATATCAGGATTAAGTAGATTTTTAGGACCTGTAGGTATAGGTATATCAGTACTAACTGCTGCACTTCCACTATTCCGAAACAATGAAGAAGCTGCAGGTAGATTCGCAAGTTCTTTAGATTTACTAAAAGAAAATTCAGAGAATTCTTTTAGAGTTCTAGAGCGTTTAAGCAAATTAGATCCATTAGAGCGTATATCTGTGGACAGTATATTTGCTAAAGCAACAGCGCTTGAAAGTTTAGGGCAGACTATGTCTAAAGCTTTTACAGATTTAGAAACAGAAATAAAAGAACGTAATTGGGCAGATAGTACAATTAATTTCTTATCAAGCGTTATAGGCCGTAGCTCAGAACAACTATTAGCAAAACAATTGTTAGTATCTATTCAGCGTGCAGTAGATTTAGCAGGAAGTAGTAGTGAGATAGAAGAAATACAAAGTAAAATAGCAGATATATTGACTATTCCTAAAGATAGTACTATGGCTAATTTAAAATATGCTATATCTCAAGCTACACCTGCAGTTAAACAACAAATAGCAGAACTTTTAAAAGAATCTGGCAAAGAAGCAGTCCGTTCAGCAGGATCATTTAAAACATTCAAAGATGGATTAGTTGAAAGTGGCAAAGCATATCAAGATTTACTAAATACAACTAAAAATTCTACGCCTCTTGCAAAATTCACAGAAGCCTCTACTAAACAACTACTAGAGCTTGGCAGAATTTTAGATGAAGGCGATTTGAAAAAGAAGTTAGTAGGCTTATCAGACCTAACTACCGACAAAAGCTTTTTACAACTAATTCCAATAGAAAACGCAAAACAGGTTTTAGAAACATCTAAAGACTTACAAGTTTTAGCAAACGACTACGCAGATGTTGAAAATAAGATCAAAATATATAGCGCTGCACTAGACGAAAATAGGACTGCATTACAGTATGCTAAAAATCAAGGTGTGAATAGCGACGAGTATAAAAAGGCCGCTGACGCCGTAGAGCGTTTAAATAAAGTCCTAGAAGATACGAAAAGAAGTCGTACAGATATTGGTCCTGGATTAGAGCGTGCATCTAATGTTTTTACAAAAGCTATCAAGGACGGTTTAATAGCAAATATAAATACTTTTTCTGACGGCTTACGCGATGCAGCCGCAAGAGGAGGATTAGAGCTTAAAAAAGCAGCCGCAGCTGGTATAAATGATCCAAGAGTAAAAGCAAGCTTCTTAAAAGATATTGACTTAAAAACACTTGAGTTAGATCGTCAGTTGTTAAACACGCAAATAGGTTTAGTAAAATCGAACGCTGACCTACGTTTAGCTATAATGGAAAATACTTTAGCCATGGATCTGGATAGAGCCGGTATTAAAGGTACTCCAGAAGAAGTTTTGTCCGCATTATTTAAAGACGAAAATAGAGCTCTATTAGAGCGAAAAAGATCGGTAGATAGTTTTAGAGAAAATAAAGGTAAATCAAGTACTGAACTAGGAAAAGTGCTAAAAACCGAAGGTCTTACTCTTGGTGCATCACAAGGGATACAAGAAGCTGTTGGTACTGCCCAAGCAATGGAATCTATACGAGCTCAAATGGCTACTATTAGCAGTAAGCAAAATGCGCGTATTTTACAAGGTAAGTTTGAAGATATTGATGCTGAAAGAATCGTAGGAATACAAACTTTAACTAAACTTCAAAAAGACAATGAGCAAGAGCAGTTAAAATTTGCTGAACAAAAAGGATCTATGACTGAAGCTGATTTTCAAGCAGAAAACCAAAGATTCATACTTCGTAAAGAAGAACTTGCTAATTCTATAAGAATTCTTGAAGCCGGAGTAGGTATACAAAAATTACAGGCAGCAGCAGCTACTGTTGGTATAACAGTATCTGAGAAAGACTTGAAATATACGCTTGAACAATTAGATGCTACAGTTCAACAATCTACCTTAGAAGAGCAAATTGCAATTTCAGGTACAAAAAGATCTGCAGAGATCGCAAAAGCAGTAGAACTAAAAACCAGAGAATTGAAAAGTGCTGAGCAATTGGCTATAGAAAATGCAGCTAGCATAGACTTACAACTATCTCAAAATAAGATAGCTCAAGAACAGCTGACTGCTAAAGACCAGTTATCCTTAATAGATAGTAATTCTTTTAAAGCGCAGATGGACGCTTTAAAGGTAGATGAGGCAAGATTAGAGCAAACTAAACAATTAACAGCAGCACGAGCTGCTTTTAACCAAGAAATTCGTAAGCTAGATGTTGCTAGAGAACAGGCAGGCGGAGTGCTTACAGGTGCAAAAGCTGAAGAAGACAAAATCGCAAGAGCAAATGCAGTAAAGAATTACGAAGCCCAAAGAGATGCAATTTTACTAGTAACAGACGCACAAATAAAAAATGCAGAAAATATGCGAGATATGACCAATAGACAGTTAGCTTACACTGACTTGTTTAAAGGAGCTTTTAAAAGCATGGAAGATGCTATTGTTAACTTTACTAAAACTGGTAAATTAAGTTTCACAGACATGATTAACAGCTTTATTGAAGGTTTGTTACGCTATGAAATCCAGCAACAACAAATAGCTTTATTCTCAGGACTGGGTGGTGCAGGTGGCTTAGCTAGGTTGTTTATGAGCAGCTTAGGAATGGCGACTACAGGTAGTCCTGTTTCTACGGGTTTTACTGGTAGTATGGGTCCAGTAGATTACGGTCTACCAGGAGGTAAGCTTGCTAAAGGTGGAGTATTTGATGCAGGGTTAAGAACTTTTGCTAAAGGCGGAATGTTTACTAATTCAATAGTTAGCGAACCTACCTTATTTAAATTTGCTCGCGGAGCTGGTTTAATGGGCGAAGCAGGACCCGAAGCCATTATGCCCCTAAAGCGTGACAGCAATGGTAATCTTGGTGTTCGCGCAGGCGGAGGCGGTAGCAAAGTTGACGTAGTTGTTAACAACTATAGTAATCAGCAAGCAAAAACCAAAGAAACCGTAGACTCACGTGGAAACCGTCGTATAGAAGTTATAGTTGGTGATATGGTAGCTGGCGAATTAAATCGCGTTGGCTCTACAACACAGCAAGCTATGACAGCTAGTTACGGTACAGCGCCTTTACTGGCAAGGAGATAATAAATGGCAGTAGCACAATGGCCCACAACGCTTCCACAAGTACCTCAAAAAGGTTTTACTGAATCAGTTGGAATTAATGTAATAAGAACAGCTACAGACGCTGGCCCTGCAAAGCAAAGACGCAGGGCCCGTCGTCCTAATGAGTTTACTCTAAGCTTCTTAATGACCACAGCACAAACACAAACTCTAGAAACATTTATAAAAGATACCTTAGGCGGCGTCAAAAGATTTACTTTTACCCACCCACGATTATACACAACAGTAGAAGTACGCATAGTTCCTGGCAGTGACGGTGAGTTTTTTAACTTGCAATATGCAGCTCCTGGATACTGGAATACTAGCCTTAAATTTGAAGTAATGCCATGAGCAGAATAAATAGTTTATCACAATCAGCTATCAGAGCAATGTTTGCCTCGGAAACTTCCGAGGCATTAATTTTGCTAATTACAATAACTGACCCAACAGATGCAGCTAATCCTATTAGATTAGCAGATAGTTATACTGGTCGTATTGCTTCCCTTACAACGGATGAAGAAATAGTTTATGGTGTTACAAGTAATAGCAAAGACTACATATTTTTACCACTACAAATTAATTTACCAGGCGAGCAAGAAGCTGGAGCTGGTCAATGTAGTCTAACACTAAACTATGTTACCCGTGAAGCAATTCAGCTTATTCGTGAAAAACTTACTAGCCCTGTTAGTGTACAAATTGATTTAGTATTAGCAAGTAGTCCAAATACTATCGAAGCAAGTTTTTCAAATTTTAAGATAACAAATGTTACTTATAATGCTGAACAGATAACACTAGACCTAAACATGGTCAGTTTAAGTCGTGAACCTTTTCCTAGCTTTACGTTTACACCGGCCAATTTTCCAGGATTATTCTAATGAATTATAACAAATATATTGGATTACCTTATGCTACAAACGGCAGAGACGAAAGCGGTATAGACTGCTGGGGATTAGTGCGTTTATTTTATAAGCAAGAATATAACATAGAACTGCCTAGCTATACTGAAGAATATGATGGTGCATACGATACCCGTATTCTTGGTATGATGGATCTTTATAAAAATAATTGGTCACAAGTTCAACAACCTGAAGTTGGTTCCGTTATAGTATTCAATATATTAGGTGAACCTTTTCACGTAGGCGTATACATTGGCGACGATAAGTTTATTCATGCTCGTGACGGCATGGACAGCGTTGTAGAGTCTGTAAATAGTCCTCGCTGGAGCAAGCGTATTGAAGGTTACTATGCTTATGCGACAAAATCAGATGTTGTATTTAGTGGAAAACCTCACCCATTTAAACATACTGAATATTCAGAACTATCTGTAGCGGGCTCTACACTAGCAGATATATCTAAAACTTTAATTGATACTTATAAAATAAGTGATTATTTTGCAAAAAATTTACTGATATTTTTAGACGGTACTAAAGTACCAAAGTCTGAGTGGGATACCACACGCGTACAAGCAGGTCAAACAGTTGTTTATAAAGTAGTGCCAGAAGGTAAGCAAGCTCTGCGTCTGATTGCCACTATTGCTGTAATTTACATTGCAACTCAGTTTGGTGGGGATATAGGCAGTCTTCTAGGAATGACAGAAGGCACTGGCGCAACTGTGATGGGCTATACAGAGGCAGCAACTGTAACCACAACAGGTAAAATTGTAGGAACCATGGCCATTAACATGGCAGGTATGGCACTTATTAATGCCGCCTTTCCTATACGTCCACTAAATGGTAAAGATCCAGGAAGTTCTGCTCCTGTAAATGCTTTTAACGGAGCAGCTAATCAAGCTAATCGGTTCGGAGCTATCCCTGTTGTATTAGGCAAAATGCGTTCAACAGCTATGTTAGGTGCAGTTCCTTATATCGAAACACTAACAGATACAAGTGTAATGAACTTATCGCTTGTATGGGGTTTTGGTCCTCTTGAAATTACAGACATTCGCATAGGTGCTAAAACACCAAAGGAAGTTTACTTTACTAACCAAGCGTCCACTACACAAGACCATCCTGTTCCAGTTACCTTAAATGGTTTTCCTCAAGAAAATATATCAGCATTTGATGCGCTATATCCCAGTGATGTTGAGCAGCAATTTCCACAAATTGAACTTGTAAATAACGCAACTGATGGTAATACTCCTGCAGTTATTACACTAAATGACTATGCTGAAGATATTGACGTTATTCTTACTTTTCCAGAAGGTATGCGTAAAATTTCTGTCAAAGACGGCAGCATAGGTGAAGCCGCTTGTGGCGTAGAAATTAAGCTGCGTAAATTTGGTCAAACAACTTGGGGTAGTGTGCCAGTTTACAGTCTTGGAGAGTACACGGGTGTTACACTTAATCAAGCAGCATTTTCAACAGTTTTAACTGGTGCGCCTAGTATAGAAGATGGAACAGATAATTTTATTCAGCTTTACAAGTTTTATACTTTTGCGTTAGCTCCTGGCGGGGGCATTGATGTTTTTGAAGGTACAGCATCAGATAGCATAACTTCTGACCCTAGCCCTTACCTAAAAACACGATATACACAAGAGTCCTATGCATCTTTTGTAGGCACAGATTCTTCTACATACTCTAGATTACCAGTAATTCCCAACGGTTATCGTAAATTACATACAATATGTTTTTATGGTAATGCTTATCAACCAGAACAAACAGTTTCATATCTAAGCACCGGCAATGTTGTAGGTTTAGACCTTACAAGTGTTACCCGTAATCCTCAGGTTGACTCAAGCGGTAGTGCTGTTGTTGATGGCGATGGAAATATTTTGTACACTAATAGCTGGACGGTAAATATTGAAGCAGGCAGATTTTTAGAAACCAATGGATTGGTTGCCGGCACACCGCAGCTTGTTTTTAATGGAACACAGTTTACAAGTACAGTTAGAGCTACTAACAATCGTTGGAGTTCATTATTAAACCAACACGGTGTTTGGAACACTAGTGGTGGAAATAGTTTTGATAAATCTGCAATAGTTACTTTTCCTTATACTGGCTATTATAAAGTAGACGCTAGTTCAGATAATAATGGCACAGTATACATCGATAATGTAAAAATTATTGATATACCAGAAAACGGTTATGGCTCTTATGCCACAACTTGGTATTACGCAGAAGCTAATACCACGCATACAGTTAGAATGGTTGTTACCAATACTGGTGGAGCTGCAGGTGCGGCACTTGTTATTGATTATACAGCTAATTCAGGTCTTAACATAGCAGGTACTACTGAAACTGAAATAATTTTTGGACAGGGCGGCTTATTTTCAAAACGAAAAGATGCTTTTAATTTTGTTTACAAAATCAGAGGTTTGTCTCGCGACAAATACCAAATACGTGTTAGACGAACAAACGACGACGTAACTGAAAAAGATGAAGATAAAGACAACCGTTACTACTCGAAAGCTATATTATCTGGTGTGGTTGGGTATAACAAACAAGAGTTAGACGAAAATAATGTTTTGCGTCCTATTCGTGTAGTGAAAAATCCTCCTAACTGCTACCTAGCCAGAACATTTTTGCGAGTACAAAGTACTAACAAAGTGAATGGCAGTTTAGAAGGCGTAAATGCGCTTGTAGAAACAATTGCCCCAGTTTTAAACAGAACAACAAATAAATGGAATTTAGTAGAACCAACAAATAATCCTGCAGCATTATTTTTATATGTGTTGATGCATCCTGCAAACGCATACAGAGTTGCAGATAATATTACTGACGCTGCTAATTATGTTGACTTAAATGCGCTCGCAGATTGGTACAAATTTTGTCAGCCGATGACTTATGCCAATGGTATTTATACTCGTGATAATACAAAACCTTGGTTAAGTTATAATGCTGTGTTAACCAGTGTGGCAAGCGTTATGGATGTACTAAAAGATATTTGCAGTGCTGGTAAAGCTAGTCCTAACTTTATTGACGGTAAATGGACTGTGGTAGTAGATACTCCACGATCTGGAGTAGTTCAGCACTTTACTCCACACAATAGTTGGGGTTTTGAATCTACTAAAGTTTTACCGCGCATACCGGATGCCTTCCGTATTACTATTGCTGACGAAGAAAAAGGTTATCAAGCAAACGAATATCGAGTATATAACACAGGCAAAACTGAAGCTAACTCTGAATTATTTGAAGAACTAAGTTTGCCAGGCGTAACTAATTTTGATCAAGCCAAGCATATTGCACAATGGCATATGGCACAGTTAAAGTTGCGCCCTGAAATGTACTCATTAAATGTTGACTTTGAATACTTAGTATGTAATCGCGGTGATCTTGTACGCGTAACGCACGATGTTCCGCTATGGGGTAATGGTAGTGGTAGAATTAAAAGTTGTCAAAATGGCAGTGCAACTATTACACTAACAGAATCAGTCTATCTGGAAAGCGGCAAAACTTACAATATTCGAGTAAGAACTAATACTGGTGCAAGTGTTTTAAAAACACTAACAGCAATAACTAGCACTAATTATTATGATACAATAACTATTACCAGTTCACTAACTGTTGGTGATAATATAAACCCAGACGATTTATTTATGTTGGGCGAAGTATCAAAAGAATCACAAGAACTTATTGTACTAAGTGTTGAAACTTCAAATAACATAACCGCAAGGCTTATGTTGGCTGACTACTCTCCACAAATTTATACAGCAGATTTATCTCAGTATACCGCATATAATGCAAATATTACTACTGTGGCTAATTATTTAGTTAATAGTATTATTTCACACGCACCTACTATTATATCAGTAAATAGCGATAGCGCTCTTAGTGAACAAATTGCTAATGGTAGCTATACTAATACTGCAATAATTAGTTATACTAATTCTTTTGAGTTAAGTAAGAGCGCTGAGCAAGTAGAGCTACAAGTAGTTGCTGGTAATGTAATGTTTGAAGGAAGCTCTTCTTTGTATTATGCACCAAAAGATAGCTCTAGTATAACTGTTCAACAACTTACTAGTGGGGTTATATATAAGGCCCGAGTTAGATATACTAATAGTAGTGGTAATATAGTTGGGCCTTGGTCAGAAACCTTTTGGTTTACAAATAGTGGAAAAAATGTTAACGGTTCAGCGGCTCCGCTGTTGGCAGTTGATTTAGAAAGCACTTTTATTGTTGTAAAACCCAATGTTACCTTACAAACTCCTGACTTTTTAACCTATGAATATAGGTTATATAAAGATACTGGGTCAGAAGATTTTTGGGAACTACCTTTGACAGCAAATAATATAAAAGTTATTAAAAGCACTGGTGACGCTAGGTTTGATTTAAGAGATCAACCTATACCAAGAATATCTTTTGCAGGCGTTACATACAGAATAGCTTGTCGGGCTCTTGACAAGCAGGGAAATTATAGTACTGAAAGTACACTAGGAACAATAGTTGTTAAAACTATTATTTAAAGGATAAACATGGCAGCATACTTATACTCGGGAATAAAATCACTAAAACTGGTATTAGACAGACCTTATGATACTATTAGAACAACAGACGTTAGGGACGATTTAACATCTGTTAAAGTATGGTACTCTGCCACTTCTGGATTTAATCCAGAAACTCAAGGTATTTTAGTACCTTCTGGTAATAGTTTATCTGTAGATATTACTGGTTTAACACCTAACACTACTTACTACGTTAGATATGCTTTTATCAGTGCTATTGATCCAGAAGTATACACAATATCGACTCAGTTAAGTCAAACTGTACTTGAAGAAAACATAAGTGTTTACGGATATTTAACAAACGATCCTACACCTATTGTTACTCAAACAGATGGTAGTGGTGGCAGTTTTGCATCAGCTACTGGTGTTTTCAAAGTATTTAATCTAAGTACAGAAGTAACAGGGGCCGGACCAGAATATTCAATAAAAGCAGATAGTACAACAGGTATTACCACTCCAGTAATAAATGCTACAACGGGCGTATATAGCTGTAGCGGGCTCACTCAGGATGTTGGTACTGTTATTTTTAAAGCTGTATATAATGGCGTAACTATTGAGCAGGTCTGGAATGTTTATAGAGCTAAAGCGGGGCAGA